TGGTCGTAATGGCTTTCAGGTTAATCGACATCATATTCTCCTAGATTCCGTGAAGGACCGGATTTCTATAAAGTACTGCGTCGGTCCCGTAACCGGCGGGGTGAAGGGGGTATACGTGATGTCTACGGCCTGCCCGGTTAACGAGTATAGACCGTTTTGGACGGAAAGCAAGAAGCCCTTTGTGATGGTTATGCTTTGCCCGGTAAGCGCGTATGACCCACTAGAAGCGGTAAGCAAAATGCCCCGGTTAAAAGTTATGCTTTGCCCGGTAAGCGTGTATGACCCATAAGATGCGTCAAGCGTATACGCAACCGAAAGAACCGGGGGGCTTCCCGCCAACGGTGCGGCTGCAATCGGTAACGATGCAATGCCGTATCCAGTGAAAGCGAAAGCCATTCAATTAACCTATCCTTCGGTCACAAGTTTCCAACCAACCGTAGCCTCGTCCCAGACGTACCGCTGATCGTCAGCGGGGTACGGCGCCGGCGCGCTCCACAGCCATGTGCTTTGATCCAGCGTCCAACTCGCAAACGGCTGCGGCGCGTAGAACACGTCATTGGCCTGATCGTATGTGTAGCCAATCCCGGCGTAGTTGCCGCGCAGGGCCACGCCGCCGTCTGGCTGGCCGTCCGCGCCGTAGTGAATCCCGCCACGGGTGTTGTAGCTGGTCTGAATCCACGAGCCGGGCGATGAGTCCACGAACGTGTCGAAGAACTCAGGACCGGCGACGATGACTTGGATGACTCTGCCGTCAAGGCATTTGGCGAAATGGCTCATGCCGTGTAGCTTCCACTTGCCAATGATTGTATTTGCGCTGAAATAGCCGCAAGCTGCGCCTGAAGCTCCTCCAGTGTCGGCTTGGCGGGCTCAGGCTCAGGCGGCAAAGACGCGGCGTAGGCCAGCGCAGCAGCCTCTTCTTCTGGCGTGTATTGGATGACCGTGACTTCACCAGTCTCGACGTTGACCTCAATGCGTTCCATGTAAGCCTCCTATTCATACAGGATGTTGACGGAACCGGCGTCCATAGTGTCAGTTCCGTTGACGGTGGTGATGCGAACTCGGTCAAGTGTGCCACCAAGAGCAACGGAACCACCGCCCATCATGTTGGCGGTTGAGTCTTGCCGCCCAGAAATTGCGGAAACAAATTTGTTTGTGCTTATTAACGCAATTGTCATTATTCCATAACAGGCCGATGCGTTCGCCACCAGTCGTATAACGAAACCAGTTGTAGATGTGGATGTCGCGCCTGATGTCCCGGTGGTTGCAGTGCAACCAGAAACATACCCAGTTGATACTATGCCACCAGATGTTCCCAAGCGAACTAAAATATCTGACGTTCCGCTTAAACTAGCCCCGTCAAACATTACGACGATGCGCTTCACCCAAGACGGAATGCTGGTAAAATCTACGGCAGTTTGCGTAGTTAACGTGACAGCCGTTGACTGCACAATCTTCTGTGTCGATGACCACACAGACCCGTCAGTGGTGAATAGCACGTTTCCAGCAGTGGTGGGCAAGATGTTCCCACCAGTGCCGCCATTGGCGGTCGGAAGAGTACCGCTGACGCCGGAGGCCAACGGCAAATTTGTTGCGTTGGTCAGATTTACCGAGGTGGGGGTGCCGAGAGCCGTCACGTTACCAGAAGGATCTAGTTGAGGCGCGCGCGACGCCGCTACTGTGATGAATACGTTTTTAGTGCCTGCCGAAAACGTAACGGCAGATCCTGAATTGGATGAGCTGTAAACCGTAGTGCGGGTTAGCGTGTTGGCTGATGAGTAAGTGCCTAGGCCCACTTCCCATTCGCTAGTGGTTTGACCTTGGATTGAATAATAGCAGGTATCCCCAACTGACATGACTGCCGAAAATGTCCTGTAGCCCGCCGCAGGCGTACCAGACACAACAAAAGCTCCCGTGCCAGTGGACGTGGAGCTATCAAGAACACGATCTGCGGTGATGAAAGCCATTAGAAGGTGATGCTCCCACTACTGGTAAACTTGTAAATTTTGTACCCGCCTGTGTTGGTAAACGTAGGCGATCCAGTTGTGGACGCAGCATTTGCATAAGTGTCGGGGTAACGAATAATTACAATACCTGCGCCACCTTGAGGAGCGGTAGAGGTATACCTAACTCCCGCGCCGCCGCCGCCGCCGCCAGTGTTAGCCGTACCGTCACTTCCTTTTAGCCCGTAATCGCCGCCAGCGCCGCCGCCGCTAGACGCACTTCCGCCAGTTGTACCGCCGCCGCCGCCGCCGCCGCCTGCGTAACTAACAGAGGCCCCACTAATAGAAGATGACGTTCCGTTACCGCCATTACCGCCAGTTACAGAACCAGATGTCCACAAACCAACTGAAGACGCGCCACCGCCGCCGCCGCCGGGGTAAAGCGCGCCACCACCGCCATCATTTCCTTGGCCGGATGTGCCGGAACCACCGAAATTATACGACCCGCCGCCACCTGAACCGCCATTACCGCCCGCCGCCGAAGTTGGAAATGTTCCGCCTCCATAACCGCCGCCTGTTGCAGTTATGCTGCCAAAAACCGAATTTCCGCCTTGAGTTCCAGAAGTTGGCGTAGCACTAGATGTGCCGCCTGCGCCGCCAGCGCCAACAGTTATCGTAATTGAAGACCCCGGCGTTACCGCATAACCTGTTGCGGTTAAATACCCGCCCGCGCCGCCGCCGCCGCCGCCATCACCGGGGCCACTTGATTTTGCCCCGCCGCCGCCGCCACCACCAGCTACAACAAGATAATCAACGGCAGTTGGTCCTGCGTATCCACCAGCAAGAAAAAAGTTTTTTGCGGCGAACATTACGGCGTGTACCCCTGCGCTATGCTGCCGTACCAGTTGGTGCCGTCAGCAAAAAAAGTCAGGATGTCCATTTTGCCCGCAGTAGCGGTGATCGTCGGAGCGCCCGCAGTCCCCCATTTGACGCTGGTAAATGTCGCCGTGCCGTTGCCGGTGGTTGCAGCCTGCTTCAACAACAGTACAAAAGATTTACCCGCAGTTGCCGTAGGCATTGTAAACGTGCAAGCCGTGGAAGCCGTCAGGGTTGCCGTTTGAACCGTGCCGTTGGTCAGGGCGATGGTATTGGTCGTTGTTACCGTACCAATAGCCACCACCGACTCGACGTAGTTGGTGACCGTAGGGTTGTTGACCGTAGGCGACGTGCCAAGAACAATGCTGCCTGAACCCGATACGTTTTGCCCAAGCGCGGTAGCAACGCCGGTTCCAAAACTGGTGATTCCTGTGCCGCCGTTAGCAACAGCCAACGTGCCCGCCATTGTAATGGTGCCAGACCCTGTAATAGGCCCGCCGCTGTACGTGAGGCCCGTAGTGCCGCCGCTAACATTGACGCTAGTGACGGTGCCGGTGCCGGTCACAGTGGTCCAAGTAGGGGCTCCAGCGCCGCCAGACGTAAGCACCTGGCCCGATGTGCCCGCAGCCGAATATGCAAGCGCGGTGCCTGTGCCGTAGGGAATGGTGCCTGCGGTAGGCGTAGCCGTGCCGCCAGTACCTCCGTTACCATAAGCAAGCGTACCTGCAATGGTTATGGTGCCTGATGTAGTGACAGGTCCGCCACTGGTCGTAAGGCCCGTTGTGCCGCCGCTGACGGCAACACTAGTGACGGAGCCCGTACCAGCAGATGACCATGTAGGCGAACCAGAACCACCGGATACAAGCACTTGCCCTGCCGTACCCACAGAACTGTATGAAAGGGTAGAGCCATCGCCATAAGGGATAGACCCTGCCGTAGGCGTGTCGCCAGATTTTAACTGAAGCGTTCTAGCAGCCGCCAACGTGATGAACACGTTCTTGGTGCCAGACGAGAACGACACGGCGCTGCCGCTGGCGGAAGACGCCAATACGGTCGTGCGGGCAAACTGGTTGGTACTGGCATAGGTGCCAACGCCAATTTCCCATTCGGCAGTCGATTGACCTTGAATGGCGTAATAGAAAGTGTCCGCAACGCTCATAACCGTTGAGAATGTCCGATAGCCAAATGGCGCAGATCCAGACACCGTGATGTTGCCGGTGCCGGTCGTGGTCGATGTGTCCTTGACACGATCTGCGGTTATGAAGGCCATAGATCTATCCTATCAGGTAGCTTGGAACACGCCATTCGTAGCATCGAGGGTTACAGTGACAGTGTCGCCAGACGCCACGGTTACGTTGGACCCGTAATCCCAATACGCTACCGGGGTGTTGGTCGTAGCATCCCAAAGTATCGCATATCGAAACGTAAATCCAGCGCCAGATCCCGTCCATACGGATGGGCTTGCCAGCACCAGTTTGTAAGTGCCTGCCGTCTGCGTAGCTGATGTGATGCTGGCGGTGTTGCCGCCTGCCGTGTACCCTCCAGCCGTAGCCAGATCCGTGGTGCCCGCCGTAAACGTGGTATCCGCCGCGTTGACGGTTAACGCCAGCGCAATCTTCCAGGAATCAGTGCCAGCGTTGATACCTTCCAAAAGAGGTTCAATGGCGGCTGTGTATTTGACGTAGGATGCGGTGGGCATTTGCTACCTCACGCCAAAAACTTGAGTTTGTACAGGGTTGATAGGTACAACCCTACGATCTCGTCAATGATGTTTTGGAGCGCGGTGTCTTTTTGGTCCACTACGTCATATCGGCAGTCTTCAATTTCTTGAAGCTGGTTTTCCAAAAACTCAACCACGTTGGTTGTTTTCTTGGCAGTCTGAAGGCTAATGCCGCCGATCAGACCATGACGGCCTTGATACGCTTCGGCAAATTTATCCGCCAAATCAACGATACCGTCGTAAAACCCCTGCAACGCCATGTGCTTGGCAAAGCTGCGGGTGTTGAGATGGACCGAATGAGCCACATCCCGTGCAAGGAACAGATACCCTACGAAATCAGAAGCTTTCTTCATTGCGGCATTCCCTGCGGTGGCATTCCTTGGGGCGGCATTTCAGGTGGCATTTCCATAGGCATTTCTTGCCCCATACCCTCGCCCATCAATTCTTGACCGGGCATTTCGCCCGCCAGATCGCCGCTGGTAATCATGCCGTGGACCGTTCCCATGACGATGTCTTGGATCTGTTCGGGGGACATGGACGCTTGCACAGCCGAAATGCGTTTGGTCTCGGCGTCAAACGCCTTGATAGTTGCTTCGAAATTCTTGCGCTCAAGATCCTGCATTTCAACGGACTGATGGACGTTCTGAAGCATCTTGTGCATCATTTCCATCTCTTGGCCCATCGCCTGCATCTGCTGTTCAGCAGCCTGAAGCGCGGGCGACTTGTCGTCCGTTTCCAAAAGCTTGGGGTCGATGGTCTTGGCAAACCGCTTGGACATTTCCTGCGCGCCAGGCCAATCCATGTTTTTGATAAACAGATCGCCAGCCACCGCCCAAAGAGCTGGGTTGCCCTGAAGAAGCTGCGACATAGAGTCAAGAGCCTCTTGGCGCTTGGTCATGTAGCTTGGCCCGGTTGTGACGCACACATCGTACTTGCCGACGCCGGGGTTGTAAATCTTCTCAATTACAATGTTGGGGTTTTCAGGGTTGACGATCTTCTTGACCGGCTCTTGCTGGGTAGGGTCAATTTTTGCCATGCCCGTCTCGCCGTCAATGCCGATGATACGGGCGATACGTTGGGTGTCGTAGATCTTAGGGATCATGTCTACGATCTGGCGCGTCGTGTAGCGGATGGCGCGGGCAAGGTTGTCAACGTAGTGATACGTGCCTGTATCACCTTGTTTTTCGCGAGCCAAAATAGCCCGGCCTGACCGTTCGTTGCTGGTCGCGCCAAGGCTACTGTCGTACTGACCAGTGGTCGATTTGATGTCGTCAGACGCGCCCGCCTTAGCCTGTATGAGGCCAACTTGCGCCATAGGAGGCGGCGAACGCTGCGGAAGCGGCAAAACAGCGCCTGCGCCGTCCGTAACGTCAGGATTGACCTCAAGATAAGGCCAGTTGTTGACGTTTGCGGTCTTCCATTGTTGCTCGTAACCCTCAAACTGGCCTCCATAGCCGATAAACGGCGCTTTGGGGGCCAAAGCCAGCATTTCGGTTTCAGCGGATACCCAATAGTTGTACATCCGCTGCGCGTCTTTGGCGTTTCGCACCAATCCAGACACAAAAAGACGGCCATCAACCTCAAATTCGTTGCCAACGACGCGAATGACCGGAATCCACTGGCCTGCCCAGTCATTTTCCTCCAGCATCTCGTAGCCGTTGGTCTTGCACCACTTGACGCGCTTGCGGTCCACTTGGCGGCTCTTGAGCGGAGCCAATCCAGACGCCTTGAACATGGCGTCTTCGCGGCTTCCCTCAAACGCAGTGCGGTTGTCGGGGTACAAGTTGAGCTTGGCGGGCTCGTATTCGATGTAAAAGTACTCCGCAATGCGAACTACATCTTCGTTGAGCCAATTGGACAGGTTTTCGTCGCCCACGCCTTGCTGCTGGATAGACGAAATTGGCATGGCGTCGGGAAAGAGGCGCTCGTACTCAGAACGCGTAAGATCTTCTGTGATAAAGCACCATTTGGCGTCAGATCCGCATGGATCTTGAATGGTGGGGTCCATATAGACACTAAAAGAGTTGCGAATGCGCCCGATGCGGATGTCCTGATCGAACGTATCATCGCCGGTGTACTCCGTCAGCAACCGGATGTAACCCTCGCCGTAAGTTACTTGATTTTCACAAGCAGTATCGTAAGCCACATCTGCGTCCGACATATACTCAATATGGCGAACGATACCATCGTAGATCTCAGCAACTTCCACGTCCGCCTTGTCATCGACAGGGATAACTTTGCCGCTTGGGCGATTCTGTCGCTGATCATTCGTTACTTGTCTGACGTGCTGTGGCAACTTGTTGATGGTCAGGCAAGGCCGGGCGTTAATCGTCTGCCCCTGCACCGAACCACGGGTAGCCAACACATCCGCAGGCCACTGCCATTGATTGTCAGGCGACCCGGCGAAGAACCGAAGGTCGTCCAACTCATCTTCACGGCTTTCGGAATACGCAGCAATAGCCATCGTCAAACGGCTACGCATGGTGTCCATAACGGTAGCAGGGTCTTTCTTACGAGACCCGCCCCCGCTCGACACGCGGCCTGCCGCAGCTACCCCTGAATAATCCATTTATTTCTTCTTTGCAGTTTTGGCTGATTCTTTGAAGGCCTTGGCAGTTGGAGCGCCAGCAGCGCCGGGCTTCTTCATTTTCTCGCCAGAGCCCTCTTTGATGCGCTCGCGCTTTGCGTTGATGTTGGCGTACAGCCCAGGTTTCATAGCCATGTCAGCACTTCCACCGTTTGAGCGCCGCTTTGGCGCGGTCGCCGTCCTTAGCATTGGCGGCTACCGCACCCATCCTTGCACAGAACGAAGCTTTGCGGCCCTTGTCCGCGTCGGTCTTGGGGCTTGGAGCGGGCGCTTTTAAGTTAGAACCCGTCTCTCGGTTGTACTTTTCACGCCCTTTAGCAGTCAGGCCCGCGCCCTTAGCGGTAGACAATTTCTCGCCGCGCCCGACTGACAGAGAGACAGACTTTGCCATGTTACTGTCCGTGGATGATAGCAAAGTTGATGGTAATGGCTTCCGACAGCGAACCACCCGTGATGTTACGCACGGTGATGGTGGCCGATCCCGCAGCCAGACCGCTGACCCACACGTTGTACGAACCAGAAGTGCCTCCGTACACATTTAAGACCAGCACGTCTTTGACGCCGATTATTGAATTGGTCAGCGTAAACGTCACGTTTGTCGTAGCCGCCAGCGCGGCGTTGTTCAAGGTAATTTGACCGCAAGACTTGTCTAGCGTCACGCCAGTAGACTTGCTGGTGAGCTGCGTGACCGCTCCCTGAGCGTCGGTCGAGTAGCCAAGCTGACCGCCAGCCAAGACAAAATCAGAACCGATGATGTTCTGATCCTCGAAAGCAACGCCGATTGGTTTGGTGCTGGTGGTCATGGTTACGATCCCATCCATGAGGTTGTAATTCCGCCCGCAGAGTACCCTCTTCTAGGCCCACGGTCAACGTACTCCCGGTGCGCCACCGGAAACGCGAACGTGACAGCGATGGCGTCCGCCGCGTCGGGTGACGCCAACCCCCGCGCCTTCATGTCCTTCTTGCTTTCCAAGAAGATGGTACCCTTGCTGTCCGGCTTCATCATGGGGCCGATCAGGTCGCTTTTGAGGTAACGGTCCTTGGGCAGGCTGGCCGTCTTGAGCCACGTCCGCAGCTCGCCCCACATTTCCGCGCGCTTGTTGCCCCACATGAGCGGGTTCTTGCTCTTGGACCCAAAGTTGACGCCCCTGATCTTGTACCGTTGCTCCTTGAGCCGGTCCACAACGCCCGCCCCCAGCCCACCCTCGTCTACCACGACCAGCGCGGGCTTGTACTCCTCGATGGCCTCGATCACCCGCCCGACTACCTCCATGGTGTCGTCGCCCCGGTACTTCTTAATAGCGATGATGTCCCGGCCTTGCCGCACGGCGATGACCGTTGAGTCCGCCCCGAACCGCGCCGGGTCTACGCCGATGACGATGGGGGCCGACTGATCCTTCCACTTGACGCGGTCCATCGCCTCGTCAACCAGGTGGCTACCAATGAACTGGTCGTCTGACGCACTAGGAAACTGCCCGTAGACCTCGACGTAGGCCTGGTTGCTGTCCGCCCCGTACTCGTCAATGATCTGCTGGTACACCGCCTTGTCGGTCCCCTCGACCGACCGGGCGTCTACGATCTTGTTGCGCCAGAAGTCCCGTTTGCCGTTGAAGCACTCGTAAAAATACCCGCTGTTGCGGCGCGGGTTGCTGAACGCCATCCAGAACCTGTTGGGCGTATTTTCAGTAAAGAACCCCGCCGCCACCGACCAGATGCTGTCCTCGATGCCGCTGGCCTCGTCGAACACCAGCATCACACCCTGGAAGTTGTGCACCCCTGCGTAGGCGTCGGGATTCTCCGCGCTCCACAGCCGCCCCTCCGCGCCCCAGTAGCGCGTGCCCATCTTGAGGTCCTTTTCCACGATCTCCGTCAGCCACTTGGCCGGAGCCACGCGGGTGGCGCTGATCTCGAACCAGTGGCTGTTCAAGCTCATGGACAACCACTTGGTTATCTCCGCCCACGTCACCGACCTGAGCTGCGCTTCCGAGTTGGCCGACACAATGGTGGTGGACCCAATGCGTGTCGATAGCATCCAGATCACCAGCCAAGACACCAGCGCCGACTTGCCGATGCCGCGCCCCGAGCTGGTCGCCATCCGCAGCGTGTCAAAGTCAATCTTGCCGTTGTTCTGCTCTATATGTTGCGCCAACTCATGCAGCACCTCGCGCTGCCATTTGCGCGGGCCAGCAAAATCCTCAAGAGGCGTCCCTTTCTGCCCCCACGGGAACGCGTACAGTACGAACTTTAGCGGGTCGTTCTTCAGCGCGGGCGTCCACAACCGCGCCATCACCTCCATCTCGTCCTGAGCCGAATAGATTGGTGTTTGCACGGTCTGTGTCCTCTAGCTGTTCCACAACAGTAAACGCCCCCTCCAGCACCCGCTGCTGGGCCATTTCCAAGGCGTGCTTGACCGAGATGGTCTGGTCGATGTTGATGTCCAACGCCGTTTTGGCCGTCCAACCATGCGCGTGTTTCAAGATCTCCAACGCCGCCTTGGCGTCGCCCGCCCGCGCCGCGTCATGCAGTATACCTGAGATCTCCATCTCGCCGTCAGCGCGTCCCTTCTGTTCCGCCATTTCCGTCAGCGGATCGAACTCGCAGAGCTGCCGATACTCAGATGGACGCATCCCAGCAGCCAACGCCAACGTGTCGCCCTTCAGGCCATTACGCGCCGCCCAATAGATTGCGTCAAGCCGCGCCTCAGTTGCCTGAAGCTTGCGCGTGTCGTGTGGGAGCGTGTGCCATGTCATGTAAGACATTTTATATTTAAAAAAAATTGTTTGCAATCCCTCCGTGACCGTGACCGGGCGGCGCAAGGCCCTGCCCGGGGGCTTTGCTTGACCTTAGCAATTACTACATGACCTAGGCAATAGCCATTGTGCTGGTCAAGCTGTAGCATAAGCTAGGCAATAGAGCCTGGGGCTTAGGCGTCTTAGGCTAGTAGCAAGCAAGTCAGTCAGCACGTTTCGCTCGCCTGGCGCTCGCATGGTGTTAGGCGTTTTAGGCTATGGGCGAGCAGTAGCCTAATGCGCCTAATGCGCCCATGCCATGCGCCGGTGTGCGCGGGCGTGATGGGGCTCAAATAGTCAAATAGTCACATAGTCATTTCAATTTCAGTCGCTCACACGCGCGCACAAGTCACGGCCTACAATTCTATACTACATATTATATATGTATAATTATAAAGTTCATTAAGTCATATAATCAAAATAGCCTAAATAGCCAAAAGCCCCGCAATCCTAGGCAATGCGCGCGCCTAATCACTAGCCTAACAGGCCGCCAAAAATCAGCCCAAAAACTTTTTTTGCCCTTCCTGCAATTTTCCGCTTGCTAATGCTCGAAAATCTATTACAGTGGTTTGTATCGAAACGGCGCGCAGACGCCAAACACGGAGAACGGACACAATGCAGTACTCAGGCTCCATCTACTTTCTCGGCCAATATCGCCCGGCGTATTTTTCCGCCACTAGCTTAAAAGACTTGCGCGCGAAAATGCGCGTCGCCATTCAGGATATGCCGCGCAGCGAATGGGAGTGGTTCGCATGGCGCATCGACAACACCACTAAAGAGCTTCGCAAGCCTAGTTGCACATGTGCTAGTGCCGAACACGGCGCGCGCGGCATTAGCGTCTCCAAGCGCCCGCATGACCCTTGGCTCGCAAATGTCGTCGCCCGCCTGCCTGCGCACGATACGCTACTGTATCCCGCCTAATCGACGCTCTAAGCGCCGCTCACGGGCGGCGTCATAGAGCGCCAATCAGAGCGCCAACACGGAGAACAAGCACATGACGAACTACAATGGCTGGACGAACTACGCCACATGGCGCGTCAATCTCGAAATCTTTGACGGCATAGACCCCCGCGAAATGGGCTGGCTTAAACTAAATCTGTACGATCTCGCCGACACGCTACAGGAGTACGCTGCCGAGGTCGTCACGATGGGCGCGTCTGGCTTGGCGCTCGATTACGCCATCGCCTTCATGGCGGACGTGAATTTCCGCGAAATCGCGAATAGCATCGTCGAAGGTTACGAAGACGATTTTGCGTCTGAAACCGACGAAGTGGAAGCATGACCATGACGCACAACCCGACCCCCGGCGAATTTGCCTATAGTGAAGACGTCCGCCGTTGCCCAAACTATCACACAGGCGAGCGCCGTCCAACGTGGGCGCAGCTTGACTATCACGCTAAAGTGTCATGGGAACGCAACCCGACCCCGCGCGACTGGACTGCGCCTTTCACGGACGTGTCAACCGTGACGGAATACGGTCTGACCCAGAAGCTTTCCAACGCCGTCCGCGTCTTCTAATGCGCGTGACACCCATACGCCCTATCGCCCCCGCGGCGCGCTACCAAGCGCGTCGCACCCCGCCCCTCCCGCAACGGACCCTGTCCAATGATCGCGATCATCGAAGCAATCCTGACCATCGTAAGCTTAGCAATAGCAGGGGCGATGATCGCCCTGGCGTTCATATAGATCTGGAGGTCTGACCATGCTGTCAGCATCCCGACATGTCAGCATCCCGACATGTCAGCATCCCGACATGTCAGCATCCCGACATGTCAGCATCCCGACATGTCAGCATCCCGACATGTCAGCATCCCGACATGTCAGCATCCCGAC